ACTAAATTTGAAACGACTGGAACTATTGGAACTATTTTAATTCACGATGAATAAAAAACCAAAGACTGTTATAATCGCCCCCAATCCAAGCCTTTCCCCCGTGGGGAAAGGTTCCGTGGCAATTTGTTAAGGAAATATATTGTTGTGCTTCAATCGTGCACTTAAATATATTTTTTATATTGATAATTATGTTTATGCGTCTTCGTATTCGGCATACGACTGGCAATTAATACTATAGTATGACGGAGTTAAGTCTGCTTCTGCGGGCGCATCAAGACTTCCTACAACTGGATAAAACACCGCAAAGACTGTGAGATTATCCATCATATCGTTATTCGGACTTAGTGCATCGTCCTCATACTTTATATGCTTATTTTTAAGAATATACTTTGTGACATCGAATCCGAAAGTTCGGGCAAGACTAAAGTCATTATTCGTAGTTTGAGGTGGATTGGGAAATCCGCTTGAGAACGCCTGTCCCATCTTAAATTTTTTCCTCCAATAAATCTTATATTTATCTGTATTGAGCGGCCATAAAATTGTTTCCGCTAACCCATCAGGGGTTATAGCGGTGGCACCGTTTTGGTAAAGGTCTTCCAAAGTCGGTTGAATTTGGTTCTGGTTATTCAATAACCGCCCAAAAAAGACTTCAACATATCCAATTTCACTATTCGTTATTGCTGATGTTGGGTCTGCTATCTGTTCTACACCAGGTTGGATTAATCCCTTGATAATCCACCGTTTTAATTTAATTGTGTTTCCCACTCTTTGGTTCTGTGCAGTCCCCTGCGAGATGTTAAAAATTTGCGCGTTGGCAGCGTTGCTTCCAGGCGACCACGTATAAAAGTCTAAGTAATTTGGGTCTGGGACGTCCTCATTTACTACGCATACAGGTGCTATGTAGGTTTTACTGGAAGTATATTTGTTTTCTACATTTGCACTAATTACCCTTTGAATTCTCTGTACCAGCGTATTCTTGGTTTTACGTTTTTCAATCGCTTTCTTTACAGGCGATTTCTTAGGCATCATAAAGGCAATCTTCGATTTATAACCTTTACTATATGGCATCTTTTTTTTAGTTAATATTACAAAAGATTTTAATTTTCGAAAATAAACGCGTTTTATTTTATTATTTTTTTTCTTTTCCTATTATAAGGAAATTTAAATGACACAACGAAGCAATATCTGTGTTTGGGACTTTACAATATCTGCCGATAAAGTAGATGACTTTGAAATTCTTAAGGATAAACTTAAAATTTATTGTAAAAAGTGGGTTTTTCAGAAAGAAAAAGGAATAAGTGGATACGAGCATTACCAAGGACGTGTATCACTTAAAGTTAAATCCCGAAAGGGTCCTAATTTGGGATATGGAGAGCACTATTCCCCGACCTCTAACGAGAACGAAGATAATGATTTTTATGTAGTTAAAGAAGACACACGAACTGCAGGTCCGTGGTCTGACAGAGACCTCTACATCCCGAAACAAGTTAGAAATATTAGTTTATATCCGTGGCAAGTCCAAATCCTGGAAGACAGGCACAAGTGGGACACACGAACAATTAACTGCATTATATGCCCTGGAGGCAATATTGGTAAATCAACATTAAGTACATACGCTGGAGCACGCAGTCTGGCGCGCTCTTTACCTATGATGGAGAGTTATAAGGACTATATGCGTATGGTTATGGACACACCTAAGTCTAAGTTATATTTAGTAGATTTTCCCCGCTCGATGAATCGTATTGCTTGTGCTTCATTTTGGAGCGCTATAGAAACAATCAAAAACGGTTATGCTTACGATGACCGCTATGGTTTTAGAGAAGAGTACTTTGATTGTCCTAACATCTGGGTATTTATGAATACTAATCCAGATGAGAATTTCCTATCTAAAGACCGTTGGAAATTCTGGGAGGTTTCAAATGGCGAACTAAAGTTCTGTAACACTAAATTTGAAACGACTGGAACTATTGGAACTATTTTAATTCACGATGAATAAAAAACCAAAGACTGTTATAATCGCCCCCAATCCAAGCCTTTCCCCCGTGGGGAAAGGTTCCGTGGCA